CGTTACACCAAAAATGCTAAGATGGATCGTGACTTCAACGACGATGATATTAAGAGACAAGCAAAGTCGGGTCAAAGCACACAGGATATGCAGAGACGAAATTCTAAGAGAACCAAAGGTATTAATCAAGCTAAAAAGCGTATGGATTAATCTACAATGGATAATATCAAATAGGCTCTTCGGAGCCTATTTTTTTGAGTAAATATATACATGTCAAAATCACTAGACGGCGTACTAATTAAAAAAGCCAACAAACAAGAAACGTATACAGAACAGCAGATTGCAGACCTACTGGCCTGTATGGATCCTGATGAAGGATACATGTACTTTGCAAGAAAGTTTGCACACATTCAACACCCTGTAAAAGGTAAGCTATTATACGATCCGTATGAGTATCAGCTGAGACTAATGGATAGTTATCACAGCTATCGATTTAATATCAATATGATGCCTAGGCAGACAGGCAAGACCACTTGTGCCAGTATTTATCTAGCATGGTACGCAATGTTTAATCCAGATCAAACTATTCTAGTTGCTGCTCACAAATATACAGGTGCGCAAGAAATTATGTCACGCATACGATTTGTATATGAAACTTGTCCAGACCATATTCGTGCTGGTGTTACAAGTTACAACAAACAGTCAATAGAATTTGAAAACGGTTCACGTATTGTAGCACAAACAACAACAGGCAACACAGGACGTGGTATGAGTATCTCGCTACTGTATTGTTTAGACGGTGATACTACAACTGTTAAGGTTAGAAATAAACAAACTCTTATAGAAGAAGAATTAACATTAGCAGAATTGTACGGTAAACTTACTGGTGCTGCTAGAATAATCACATGACAAGTTTGCATTTGTATAAATACTGTATGAACAAAAAAATAGAACAGTTTAAAAAACGTAATCGCAAACGTAATGCACATCTCTATCAGGTCAATAAATCGGAGGGAATTGACTACATAGTATGTCCGGTTTCGCAAGAACGAGTTTCGATGATTAAATCGTCGTACATTGAACGGGTATTAAGTATGACTGTAGACGTATATGATGCGTTGTATCCGGGTGTTAGAGGTGTCAGTGAAACAAGAAAGAAGAATATTAAAAAAGGTTTACAGCAAGTAGACCCTGTAACAGGAAAAACTAAGTACGAGATAAGTCAAGAAAAATCTAGAAAAGTATTATTGGAAACTGACGAAAACGGCGTTTCCGGATATAAAAGAAAAGGCGAAAAGACTCGTGCAACACATATGAAAAATATCGATGAGTTTGGCCGAAATGGTTATTCACAGCTTGCCTCGAAAGCCATTGTAAAAGGTAACACAACAAAGGCAAAAAAGGGACTAATATTAGAGCCTAGTTTCCGCAACGAATATTACAGATATAAATCTGTTGTTTTATATGTTACAGAACAGTTTAGAGCCGAAATAACAACAGGCTATAAAACTGGATTAGCTGGAACATTAGGTGCATATCATATTGATCATATGTTTTCGATAATAAACGGATACAAGAATCAAGTTAGTCCGCTACTTATAGGAAGTAAATATAACTTAAAAATGATTCCTTGGAAGGATAATTTGTCAAAACATAGCTCTAGCAGTATTTCTTTTAATGAGCTACTGACTATCTCAAAATATAATGAGAAGCGATCTAGACAAGAATACTTTTATTTTTTAAATCTAACTCAATTAGATTTAAAAAATAAAGCACCTGTTTCCGGCGCCCATTTAATGGAAAGATTTTATGAATCAAAACTATATACCAAATAATGAATACGAAATACTAACACCTAACGGGTGGGAAGATTTTGAAGGAGTAATATTTAACGAAAATGCAAATAAGCATTCACGTAAAATTTATTTTGATGACAACAGCTTTGTAACAGCAACTAACGATCATAGATTTTTTTCTAATAAAAAAGAGATAAAAGTAGTTGACTTAAATGTAGGAGATGTATTAGATTCCTATAATACTGTTAAAAAAATAATCAAACTTGAAGATTTAGTATTAGAGCATACATATGAAATTTTTAATGCCGAGAATCATGTAATAATAGCAAACCAAATTAACTCACATCAATGTGACGAATTTGCGTTTGTACAACCTAACATTGCTGAAGAATTTTGGACGTCAATATCACCTACACTGGCAACAGGTGGTAGGGCTATTATTACCAGTACACCAAACTCAGACGAAGATACATTTGCTACTATTTGGAAACAAGCAGAGCAAAAGTTTGATGCCCACGGCAATGAATCCGAACTGGGCATAAACGGATTTCACAGTTTTGTTGCACAGTGGCACGAACATCCCGACAGAGACGAAAAATGGCGAGACGAAGAAATTGGACGTATTGGGGAAGAAAAATTTCGGCGAGAATACGGATGTGAATTCCTAGTATTTGATGAGACATTGATCAATTCGATTAAACTTGCTTCTATGGAGGGTATTACGCCCATGCTCAATATGGGACAAACTCGTTGGTATAAAAAAATATCGCCCAATAAAACATATGTAGTAGCATTGGATCCGAGCATGGGCACAGGCGGCGACAACGCTGCTATACAGATTATTGAATTGCCCACATACGAACAAGTAGGCGAGTGGCAACACAATCAAACAGCTATCCCGGGACAGATAAGAGTTTTGCGAGATATACTAAGTTATATTTCTGACCAACGCAAAGCTAGCGAGGGCATATACTGGAGTGTAGAAAACAATGGGCTTGGAGAAGCAGCATTGATAGTTATCAATGACTTCGGAGAAGAAAATATGCCTGGTTTGTTTATTAGCGAACCAATAAAAAAAGGACATATACGAAAATTTAGAAAAGGATTTAATACCACACACAGCAGCAAAGTAACAGCTTGTGCCAGACTAAAAACAATGGTAGAAAACGATCAAATGATTATTAGAAGTAAACCGTTGATCAGTGAACTGAAAGCATTTATTGCAACTGGCAGTAGTTATCAAGCAAAACCTGGCGGATCTGACGATTTAGTAAGTTCGGTGTTACTTTCATTGCGGATGATCGAAGTTATGAAAGACTGGGATCCTGTAATTTATAACACCTTTGTGCAGATAGAATCTGAAGAGGATTATGAAATGCCCATGCCAATCTTTGTTAGCAGTAGTATTTGATAAATACAGTATGAAAAACTTACAAACTATAGCCTCAGATTTATTCAACAAGATTCGTGGACGTTTTGAAACGGTTAACATCGGTGACGAAAAGGGTAATGTTACTAATGTACCTGAAGATGCACGTTATTTTGACTTTTCATTTATGCAAGAAGGCAATGACTTGGGAAAAATAAGTATTAGCTTAGATGAAACCGATGGCGTTGTAGTAGTAGTAGGAAGAGACATTGTTCAAAATCAAATGGAAAGTGTGCAAGATCGTTGGTACAATTTCTTAAAAGAATTACGCATATTTGCAAAAAAGCGTATGCTACCTTTTGATGTAAGAGATATCAACAAATCAAACCTGAACAAAAGAGATTATAAATTTTTAGCGAACAATCGCACCGGAGAAGAAACTATGGCCGAGTCAAAAATGTACGGTACTAACAAAACCAGCTATCAGCGCATTGGCAATGCAAGATTGGCAATTAAACATTCAGCCCCAATAAACACCGAAAGTGCTACAGGCAGAACACAAAAGATAAATTCAATCTTTATCGAGTCACCAACTGGTGAAAAATTTAAATATCCGTACAAGCATCTGAGTGGTGCTAGAGCAATGGCTCGCCATGTAAGCGAAGGCGGAACAGCGTACGATGATTTTGGCAAACACATTTCGAGCCTCTCAGAAGAAATTTCCAAACTACGCAAGTTTAATCAATATATGGGCCGTAGTGCTGTAATGGCCGAAACACTTGCAGGATATACAGACATAGTAAAAAATCGTGTAAATGAAGTTAAAAAAGAAATACAAAATCTACAAAAAGAATCATATTACAAAGAAGCAGTATCCAGCTATGTTGTTGCTATTGTAGAAGACGTTCCTGAAGATGTAAAAGAAAACTGGATTGACCAATTAACTATCAAACAATTCAACGAAGAACTTGCTGATGTATTTCCTTTTGTATACAAACTAGTAGGTGAAGCAACTAAAGCAAAAGAACTAGGCCCAGAAGATTTAGAAGAAGTTGCAGGGCCAAAGGACTGTTGGGATAGCTACAAGAAAGATGGTACACAAGCAGGTACTGGCAAGAACAAAGGCAAGCGTGTAAACAAGTGTGTTCCAGAAGAAATTGAACTAGAGCAAGGCTTTGAAGAAATGATGGGGCAGTTTGGCGAAAGCAAAGACCAAGTAGACGAAGCATACATCAAGACATCAAAAGATGCTATCGATACACTAGGCGCACTGCGTAAGATAGGCAAAAGCATTGAAACAGGCCAAGGCACACATGATGGCAACTTAGCCAATATGTATGCTAACGATGTATATGACGTAATCAGCTGGGTTGAAAATAACTTAGACACAAATGATTCTAAGTACACACAAGTAATGGCACCTGTGATAGAGCTACGCAAAAAAGCAAAAGGCATGGAGCGTGAACTAGGCAGCGGCAAAGACGCTCGTTTCGGCAATAAAATTGTAAACACACTATATCCACTAATGCAGTGGATTGAAATGAATGGAAGCAATGCTAAAGAAAGTGAAGGTGACGTAGAAGAAACTCCAGGTCAGCACAAGAAAGAATCACTAGAAGAAGCACAAACTGGCGATGTGTACATGCGCTTCAAAGTTAAGCCGCCTTTAGATAAAAACAAAAGTAAACCAACACTGATGGCATTTGCTGGATTTGCAAATACACCCGGCGAACTAACACTGGATAATTCTAAAATGAACTTTAACGTTCTCACAAAGAAACAAGATATTGTTAATGCTATTAAAAAAGTAATCAGCGACAAAATTTTTATCGGTGCTGAGAAGGTTGTTGTATATAATGACGGCTCAGTTAATCCTAAGAAGTTTCCACAGTACGGAGAGTTTCTTGCATGGGTAGAACAATTTGGTAGAGAGAAAGTTAAAATAGTCGACAAGCCCGAAGGCGACGATAGCGAAAAAGTATCAGTATCAGTAGGTAAAAAGCGTGTAAAACAAAAGTGGGCAAATCCTAAAAACTATACTGACGATAATATTGAAACAACAAAGTATTTTACAATCGACAATAACAGACTAATGAAGTTCTTACAAAAATCAGCACCTAAGATTATGCAAGCATACAGACCAGCAACACAGCAATTTGTTATGGAGCCTGCAGATTACAAAGTATTTCGCAACTGGATGCGCTCACCTGATGTAGTAAGCAAGTTCGGTGAAACTAAGGTTGAGATAGATAAATCAAAAACATTTTCGCAATCCGTGGGTAAAGAATTTGAACAGATCGAAGACGACACAGATGAAGGCAATGCATTTGCAAACGCTGTTCGTCAAGCTAAGATGAACGGCAAGAAAAAAGGCGACAAAGTCCAAGGTCCAGACGGCGATGAGATCACACTAGAAAAAGAACAAAGAACACCAGTGAGTGAATATGTTCTTTCATACTTTGACAAAGAGACAGGCAAATTCCCCAAAGGCGAAACAGCAATCTTAACTGCGGTGCAAAAAGACTATGGAGATCATTATGTCAAACCGGTCGCAGAATTTATCCGAAAAGTAGAGGCAACTGCATTAGAAACTCGTGCAGTAGAAGTAACAGATACACGTTATCCAGAAACAGAAATAGTAAAACAGTTAGCCGGTCTAAGATAACCGGCTAACTACCCAAAAACAATATAAAAAAAACTTGACAAGATAAATAATTGCGTGTAGTATGTAAAAGTGCTGCACAAAAATAGGCACAGCGTAATCTACGCACAAGCACATAGGCATAACATTTTAGGAGGCAAAACTATGGCATCATTAGCAGAAATCCGAGCGAAGCTCAAAGAACAAGAAGCTGGCGCAAACGGCAATCGTAGCGCAGGCACAGGCGACAACGCAGTTTACCCATTTTGGAATATGAAAGAAGGCGAGCAATCCACGCTACGTTTCCTTCCTGATGGCAATCAAGACAACACATTTTTCTGGGCAGAACGTTTGATGATCAAACTTCCCTTTGCAGGCGTCAAAGGCGAAACTGATTCACGTCCAGTACAGGTACAGGTTCCGTGTATGGAAATGTATGGCGAAACTTGCCCAATTTTAACCGAAGTTCGCGGTTGGTTCAAAGACGCAAGTCTTGAGGAAATGGGTCGTAAATATTGGAAAAAGCGCAGCTATATTTTCCAAGGATTTGTAGCTGATAATCCGTTGCAAGAAGAAGCACCAGAAAATCCTATTCGTAGATTTATCATTGGACCACAAATCTTCCAACTTATCAAAGCAGCACTCATGGATACAGACATGGAAGAACTGCCTACTGATTATACAGCAGGTGTTGACTTCCGTCTGTCAAAAGGTTCTAAAGGTGGATACGCAGACTACGGCGCATCTAACTGGGCACGTAGAGAGCGTCCGCTGAGTGACGCAGAAATGTCCGCAATCAATACACATGGTCTTCATACGTTGAATGATTTTCTTCCTAAGAAGCCAGACGAAGCTGCGGTAAAAATTCTTACAGAAATGTTTGAAGCTTCAGTAGATGGCGAAGCATACGATCCAGATCGTTGGAGCAACTACTTCCGTCCTGCTGGCATGGCATCACGCACAGGCGATCCAACCAAAGCAGCAAGCCCACAAGCTACTGCTACCAGTCAGAGTGCTCCAGTAGTTCACGAAGACGACGACGACGAAATTCCGTTTAAATCAAACGCACAAGTAGAAGCTACAAAAGCACCTGTTGCTCCAGCAGCACCTGCTACAGGCGGCGGCGCACAAGATATTCTTGCTGCAATTCGCGCACGTCAAAATCAGTAAGAGCAAGCTTTTAGGGTTGCTTTCGCAAAAAGCAACCCTTTGTACTTGCACGGCTTTTTAATCTAGGAGATATACAATGGCTACTAAAGCATTCGATCCTTCAAAGTTTCGAAACAATTTAACTAAATCTATCAAAGGAATGAGCGCTGGTTTTCACGATCCCACAGACTGGATCTCAACTGGCAACTATGCCCTAAACTATCTACTCAGCGGTGACTTTCGTAAAGGTATTCCGCTTGGTAAAGTATCAGTGTTCGCAGGCGAATCAGGCGCAGGCAAATCATACATCGTCAGTGGTAACATTGTAAAACACGCACAAGAACAAGACATCTTTGTAGTGCTGATCGACAGTGAAAATGCACTTGACGAAAGTTGGTTGCAGGCACTGAAAGTAGATACTTCACTTGAAAAACTACTAAAACTAAACATGGCAATGATCGACGACGTTGCTAAAACTATCTCAACGTTCATGGACGACTATCGTTCAATGGCAGAAGCAGACCGTCCCAAAGTGCTGTTTGTGGTTGACAGCCTGGGCATGTTGATGAGTCCTACTGAAGTAAATCAGTTTGAATCAGGTGACATGAAAGGTGACTTTGGACGCAAAGCCAAAGCACTCAAAGCACTGGTTACCAACTGTGTTAACATGTTTGGTTCATACAACGTGGGCATGTGCGTAACCAACCACACCTACGCAAGCCAAGACATGTTTGATCCAGATGACAAGATCTCAGGTGGTTCGGGCTTTGTTTATGCGTCCAGTATGGTTGTAGCTATGAAGAAGCTGAAACTAAAGGTAGACGCTGACGGCAACAAGACTAGCCAAGTATACGGTATTAGAGCAGCATGTAAGGTAATGAAGACACGCTATGCTAAACCGTTTGAAGGTGTACAGGTAGAGATTCCTTATTCTACAGGCATGGATCCCTACAGCGGTCTGTTTGATCTATTTGAAGGCAAAGGCCTCTTAGAAAAAGTAGGCAATCGTTACAAGTACATTACGTCGGCTGGCGAGGAAATACTAGATTTCCGCAAGCGTTGGACAGGAGACTTACTCGAAAAGGTTATAGAGGACCTACCAGCTAAGGAAGAACAATTGGTAAATATCGCTAAGGCTGCCGAAGAGGTTGCTGCTAAGGTAGACTCTTCAACAGCTGAAGTAGTTGACGAAAACGAGGAGTAATTCTATAAATGAACGATGCACATATTGCTGACATCTGGATGTTGTTTAAATCGTATCTAGATAAAAAACAAGTGGAGTTAGCAGCTGAAAAATTTGTTGACTTATTAGCAGACTACGGAGTCGATGACATTATTTTTAAAGACTTATTAGGAACGGATGCTGCTTTAGATCATGCAATTTCCTACTATTTAGATCTTGACGAAGACGATG